GGAATTGATCCTTGTGTTAAACTTGTAATTGTTGCGCTATTTGTACTTACTCCGCCCGCCGTTACTGATATACCTACATTTGAAGTATTGCCATTTGTGGTAACTTGTTGTAAAGTTCCAGCGCCGCTACTTACATTGGCTATTAATACCCAAGCCGTTCCCGTATCTTCATATATTGCCGCCGTATCATTTGCAATAAATAATCTTCCTGCAAATCCAAATGCAGGCCTATTTGCAAAAGTATCCGTATAAATTGCAGGACTTCCCTTTTGATTAAGTACGTTGACATTATATGAAAAACCCATATATTAAAATATTTTTTTTACTACTATCAAATTATTTTGGCCCGCGCCAGTAAAATTAATTTGTAGAGTAACCGTTGTAAATTCATTTTCGTTACCATCAATCACAAAACTTTGTGATGGCCCTAAAGTTACATTTTCAATTACCGCCGTTGTAGTTCCCGCATTAATAAAAATAATACTGTTACAATCCGTTGGAATTGATTGAGCCGTGTTATACGCTATAAATACGGGTGTATAATGTGTCATAATTAACAGGTATATATTTGTTTTGAAATTGCTTTGTTTTTAGACTTAAAATAAGCTAATTGGCTAGGGCTTAACACTTCGCCTGGTGTTGGTTGAATTTGTTTTTTGTCCCAATAGGTTGGCGTTACAATTGCAAACGGCGGTAAATTAATTAGCTTATTTTTTAAACGTGGATCATTAGGATCTAAATTTCCGCCTGGTTGCGTATTCTTATAAACTTTATACAAAAGAAAAATTATTGCCCCGTATATTAAATATTCGCTAGTCTTCATTATTTAAAAGTTATGTCGTTATTATATATATATCCAGTTTTAACTGTATTATTAGCCGTAAAAGTTACTTTTGTATATGGCAAATCAGGATCCTCTTCTAAAATACCCAATTTCATTTCAGTTCTAAATGTAAATAAAGGTGTTGATAAATTATAATCATACATTGTTGTACCTGGTATTGAATAAGCATTAACATTTGTAGGATCACTAACAATAACCCGACTTTTAGGCTTTTTCATTTTTGCAAAAGCATAAACGCCTAATAATAATAAAGCTATTGTTATATATATCTTATTTTTTTTCATTATAATCCTGAATTATAAACTCCGCCGTATGGTATTTGATCTAAAATATTACTACTTACAATAGTAGGCGCGTCATAACCTCTTGCCGCCCATTGTTCTAAAGTTAAACCGTATATTTTGCCATCTTGTAAAATTTGTTGTTCGTTTCCATTATCTGCAAGTACTCTCATTCCTTCAGTTAATCCGCCTGGATAACTTGTCCTATCAGGTAGCATATCAATTGGAAATTTATTGTCAACTGGTGGCAATATTGGTGACGGCGGCGGTGGCGGCGGTAAAATAGCAGTTGTTTTTTTCTTTTTAAAGAAAAAAAACGCTGCAACAATTACGGCCCCAATAATAAGTAAGTTTTTATTTTTCATTAAAATCTAAATTTTATTCCTTTACGTTTATAATTATCGTTAATTAAGTTAATTTTTTCCCTGGATAAATTGCTTGTAATAAATTCAGTCAATCCCATTGGCGAGCCGCTAGGGATCCCAAAAAGATATTCTTGCCTCTTACCAAAAGTTTTAACTAAGTAAATTGCGTCGGCGTCATTTTGTATCCTTGATACCTGGTATCCCGCTTCCTCTTTGTCATCTGCAACCGCACTAAATCTTAAAGAATTGTAGATGGCATTTGCAATTTGATCAAATTCTGCTTTACTTCTAGATAGATCAATACCCCTAGCATTTAAATTTTTTTCTATTTCCTCAATGTTTGCAACTTCGCTTTTTTCTTTTTGTATTTCCTCATTAGTTTTAACAATACCCAATTTTTGAAATAAAGGCCTAATTACTACTATATAAGCAGCAAGCGCAATACCTACATTTGTTAATAACTTCTTATTATCTTCACTTATTGCCATATATTTTTTATTTCATAAACCCCAAAAGCATTTTGTATGTACTGTCGTCAATATTAGCTAGATAATACAAATGATCGCCATAATTAACGTCTTTTGTACTTAAAATTTCAATTGCTTGTAAGGCTTTTTGTTTTTGTTCGTCAGGAATACCCGCCAAGGCCGTCACAGTTGGCGCCATTGGTCCAGGTGCCGCAAATTTATTAATTATTAATCCCAAAGCACCAATAGCCATTTGTTGAAATTGCTCATTTTCTAAAATACCGGCCAAGCCTTTTGGCTTTTCTTCTTCCTCAAATTCTTCAGCACTTAATTTTGATATAATCAAATTTTGCCCTTCAATCATTTTTTCTAATAAACGGCTAAAATTTTGATCAGGTTGTGTTTGCTGCATTCCACTCATCATTGGTAAATACCTTTCAGCCTTATTTAATTGAAAAACTATTTGCGTCAAGCTTTCAAGATCTTTGCCCCTAGCAACTTTCTTTTTTTCAATTAACTGTAAAATATAAGGATTGGTATTGTCGACATTTTGCTGGATGGCCCTTAAAGCTTCAGATAATTTTTGCAATCCAATTTCTTTTTCATCCTCATCAAAATAAAAACGGCAATATTCAACCTTCGGACTGGTTCCCGCAAATATTTTGTAGTGCGTTGCGGGACTATTTTCGTAATAGTCAAGAACATCTTCTAACCTATGTAATTCGGGCTTAAATACTGCCATTTTTATAATTATTATAATTTATAATAAACTCCAAAAGCATATACACAATTGGTTGTACCTGGTGCGCTTGCTAATGAAATAAAACTTTTTGTCCAGGATATAACCATATTGTTAATATCAGGCAAACCGTTTAAATATGCGTTAGGCGCTGCAGAACTGATAATATTATTAAAAGCCAATAAAGGCGCGTTATATATCAATTGCAAATCCCCACTGTATAAGGTCAAAAAGCTTTTTTTAAGATCTGCTTCCGTTACCATTGTGCTACCACTATTAGGCGAAGCACTCAAAACTCCAGGAGTATAACATTGGATGTTTTGAATCATAGCATTTGCCAAATTTGGCAAATTAGGAAAGTAATAACGTGTGTTTGTACTTCCTGATGGAATAGCAACCTCTACCGCTTCGTATCTATTTAAAATTGGCATTGTTGTATTTTTTAAAAGTTATAAAAAGCCAGGCGTATGCGCCCACCTGGCAAAGCGGCGATTGGGATCGGCTTTTTTTATTTTACGCTTGTAACGTTTTGGCAAAGAATAGTCCTAAATATTGCAACAATACGGCTATCAGCTTTTACAGTTGAAATAGCGGCAGGTAAAACAATACTAGCAACAATATTTGCACCTCCATTTAACAAAAGATTTGGCTCAATTGGATAAAAACCGTTATCGGCTGCATCAAATTGATCTACTGGAAAAACAGTTTGCGCCGTAATTCCAACACCGCCCTGTGTTTGTGGTACATAATAACTTCTTAAAATATCATAAGAAGGCAAAACATTTTGATTATTTACCTGGATAGATAAAAAACCGTTATACAACGTCAAAGCTGCGTCAGCTTGTGCGGCAGAAAAGCCAGCACCTACTGAAGGGTAAGAACAAACTGGAAAAGCTGCGTCGGTAGAACTTGACGGCGCTGCTAATCCAACAAATAAACTACTCACTACGTGTACGTCCTGAAGATTGACGCGCCTTTCTGTGTTAAAAATTGTACTTGAATTATCGGTAACTACGATAGGTAAACGATAATTTGTAACGCTTGCAGATATTGCAACTTCAGATCTAACGTAAGATTGAGTAAGTACCGCTTGACTTACGTCATAACCTTGTGACTGTACAAAAGATCTAGCATTTTCGAATGTAAGGCGTGCGCCTATTTGATTAATCATTTTTTTAAATTTTAATTTTTTTTTAAATTTTTTAACTTATTGTATTAACACAAAACCGCTGCGCTCATTGTATCCATTCCGTAGCTCATTGGATCCATTCCCGCAACTACTCCGCGCGGATTGTTAGTTGATGGAGCTAGGCCCATATAACGTCTTGCGATTACTGGCATTCCCGAAAGCACTCCAGTAGATTGAACTAAACCTAAACCACCAACGGCAATCATACCGTTTCCAATTGATTTACCAATTTCAGACTTTATAAACTTAGGTAAGAATAAACCTACCGCAATTGGTGCTACTGATGCAACATACTTTTTGTATGAATCATTTAAAGTAGTGCCGTTAATAGTGTTTGCCACAAATCTAGCAGCTACACCGCCAGCAATTGTGAATAAAGCCGAAGTAAGGCCCCCAGCCATATTTACTGCGCCCATTCTTTTAGAACGTCTGCGAGTAACTCTTTTTTTAGTTGTTTTTTTTCTACGTGCCATTTTTATTTTTTTTTATTATTAATAAAGGTGAAAAAATCAAAGTAACTTTTTAAGTTCACTTTTTTGTATTTTTAATTCTTTTAAATATTTTTTAATTTGATCAATTTGAAGTTTATAAACTTTTTTTGCTAAAATGTTTTTTGTTTGTTTTAAAGACACATTTTTATCAATTAAACTTTTTTCTAAAATATTAATTTTATTTAAAGTTTGATTAAATTGATCCAATTCCATTTTCTTAATAACTCCAATTTTTACATTCCCTGGCGTTAAAGTATATCCGTGTTTAAGCCTCTTTTTGTCTTGTTTAAGGACTTGTTTTACTTTTGTTAGGGTATTACTACGTTTAACCGCTTTTTTAGCCAATTTTTTCTTTTTTACGCCGCTTACTACTCTAATATTAACATTGTGACTTTTAGTGTCTTTATGTTTAATCATTGGTTTTGCTGCACCAACTTTTTTTCTTGTAGCTTTCTTTTTACTAATTGGACTTTTAGACTTATATTTTTTTGAAGCTTCTTTTACATAATCTGTCCATTTACTATATTTTTTAGGACTTTTTGCCCTTAAGCTTTTAGCGTCTTTTATTATTTTTTGTAAAGTAGTCATTATTTTTTCTTTTTAAAAATGAAAAAAGCTACTAAAGCAGCACCGCCAATAATTAACGGGATTGTATAACCGCCACCGCCTCCAGGCTTATCAGATCCACCCCCAAAAAGATTAGTCAATGCGCCTGGCTCAGGTTTCATTTCATTTTTACTATTAATAAAATATTTTTGATCTAAATAGCCCGACGCTACTGCTTCATTAATTATAAAAGCTAAATCTATATTTTTTGTATTTTGCCATATTTCAGGTAGCCACTCCATTCGTTTCATTGAAATAAATGGTTGCGGGACTCTTTGCTCAACTCCATCTTTTGTGCCTACGCCCCACCAAAGTTTAGGATTGGCCGACTTTGGACTTAATCCAAAATCTTTATACCATTTAAAAGCTATTCCCATTGCTTTATTGTAATCGCCAGTAGTAAAGCTAGTATCAAAAAGGAAATTTTCTGATCGCCCTTTAATTAGGGGGCCTATTAAAGTTAAAAAACTTGATATTGTACTTCCAAAAATTGGAATAGCACTCGCGCCCGCCGTTATAACATTTACTAATCCGCTACCCTTTGGCGGCGTTACTACTGATGAACCTGGACCGCTTTTGGGTAATCCAGTTGTTGTTGTTGCTCCACCTGGTCCGCCGCCTTTAGGCTTTAAAAAATCAAATACCCCGTTCATTTGTGCTTGCTGGTTAATTCCCGAAAGTGCCATTAGTGCCATATTTTGAATTTTTTTATCTTTATAAAAATTAGGTTCTTTTTTTTCGTTAAAATTATCTAGTACGGCATCACACCATATTTCGTTTTTACTTCCTGGATTAATAACTACAAAAACGTGTTCTGGAGTTCTGCTTCCGTCATATGCTGCAAACCGATAAGACAAATCAAATATTTCACCGGTATTCCTTCGATAACTGTCTAAAATTCCAGCAATAAATAAACTCATATGTTTACAATCACCGTTTTTTGTTGCCAAAATTGCTGCTGGCGTTTTTACCGTTTGCAATTCGTCAGGCTCAATTTGATACTGTATATTTTTTTTTAAAAAATTAAAAACTTTTTTAGCCGTATCGTAATAATTTCCGCAATCAAAAAAATAAAATAATTTATCGTAATCCCTTTCGCTTTTATTGTGTTGTTTTAAAATAGCATTGATAATGTCGTTAGTTGTTTGATCGTAACTAATTATTTTTTGATTATTTTTAAAACTATCTAATTTACTCAATAAATTCATTTACGGTAATTTAATTTCAAAGTTTAAAGGAAAGTAAATAAAATCAACTACTAAATTTCCCTTTAATTCAATAATTTGATTTTTAAATTTATTTGAAATTAAAATTATTGCAGCATCTGCCAAATTTAAATTCACATCAAAACCAATAACCGTTTTTTGTTGCGCTTGTAAAGTTTTGTTTATGTCTTGGTAAATAGTTCCAACCACTTTATTTTGCAATAAAATTTCTGCCGATACTTTTTGTACGTCTGCCGTTGTTTTGGTTGGGTTCTCAACTTCTAACTGGACGTTAACAATTGGTTGTAAAAATGTGCCGCCGTTAAAACCAATATTTTTTAAACCAATATTTATTTTTTGTGACAAAATAAATTTTTTGTAACCGATCCAGGCAAGAAAAGCCAAACCGATATAAATTAAATTTTTTGACACTAAAAAAAATTAAAAATTGATAAAAATTAAAAAAGATTTCCAAATCTACAAAAAAATTTTAAACCGCCAAACATTTTTTTTTTTCACGGGTATGTGTATGGAACGGGCGAAGGGTAATGGCCCCCCCTTTAGGGGGGGGGCCATTCCGCCCGTTCCGTACCCGTTCGGTACCAAAATATACCCTAAAATTTAAAGAATTTTAGACATAAAAAAACCCTAAAAAATAGGGTAAAATTTAACAAAAATTTAATATTAAGCTACTTTGATTTTTTCACCTTTAAAAAAACCTTATGAGAAAATTTTTTTGTGTCTTTGCAATAAAAGTTTATTTCAACCGCTTTTTTGGTCAAAGCAAAGCTTGTAAACTGGTCCAGTTTTGTAGGATCATTTAAAATATTTTTAAATTTGTAAGCTTTTTTTTTGTCATCAAAAAAAATAGCGGTAAAATAATTTGTTTCTATCATATTTTTTTTTATTTTTGTTTTGAAAATTTCGAAGTAGCTTAAAATAAAATTTATTTTAGCTAATTAAGCCCCGTTATTAAAACAATAGAACGGGGCTTTATTTTTTTTATGTTTTTTTGAATACTATCCAAAATAGTTAACATTCTTAATCTAATTCTTTCTTTTTTTTCTGCCTTAGTTTCTTTTTTATTTTTTGTATTTTTAGAGATAATCTCATTAAAAAAATAAAGATCCAAATTTTTATTTTTCTCATAATTTTCCATTTTTAAAATTGTTTACGGTAGTCAAAATACTCATTTTGTGTATTTTTTGAAATGTAGTTTTTGTCTTTAAAATACTTTAAATAACTTTTACTAAAATTAATACCCCTATTCTCAATTTTTGATATTTCAGTTATTAAATTTTCATATTTAAAATACTTTTGTTTTTCAAAAATAATATTTAAAATATTGTTATGCTCTTGATCCGTGTAATTGCTAAAATGCTTGATTTTAGGCTCATTGACGGGCAAAGAATTAATTTGTATGAACTTGTTGTCATCAATTGAATATTGTATTTCTATGGGCTTAAAACCGACTGACGATCGTAAAAATTTAGGCTCTAAAATAAATAAACCGCTTTCCTCTTTTTTAACCGATAAAGTACTTTGCGCCCAACGATCTGTATTGCTTCCCAGGTGGCCCAATGTTTTGCCCTCATTTTTTCCAGTATGCAATATCCCAATTAATAATAAATTGTGTACGGTAGTAAGTTCTTTAATCCAATTAACAACTTTGCGGCATTCAATTTCATCATTATAATTCATAACAATATCTAGTAAACCATCTAAAATAATAATACTACATTCAGGCGTATTTTCAATATACGCCTGTATCATTAATTTAATGGTTTCAGGGCCTTCCTTTCGTAAACAAAAACTGTCAAAAAATGTTGGTAACTCGTTAATATCTGCTACATCCTTAATCCTTGACATATGTTTATAAAAGTCAAATTCGCTGCTTTCGGTATCTATATATAATATTTTATTGCGCCCTGGTAAGGTTTGCAGCTTCATTCCAAAAATGTCATATATTCCAAAGCTAGACGCAACTATTGACGTGGTAAAAGTACTTTTACCGCTTTTTGGTAATCCAAAAGGGACTAAGGGCCTATAAATTAATATAGGCCCTTAGCCCCCGCTTATAATGATATAGTTTTGTATTGAACCAATATTCTGCCCCTGGATGGAAAGTAAAATTTGCTCTTTAGGTGGCTGATATCCGCGCTTGTAGGCGTTTTTTTGTAGTTCAAGGTATAAAGGGTTGCTAATCATTAAAAGTTTATTAAACTGTCTGCTAATAATGCAATAATGATCATTATAATAAATAGTATTAAATCTCTTTTCATAAATTTTTTTTAAGAATTATTTAATAAGATACTCAATCCAGGCCTTTGCACTTTTTAGTGATCTATATTCCTGGTTAAAAGGATAAATTACATACATTTTTGTTTTAGGGTTATATACAATTGTGTAACCCTTGTAGGCTGAATATTCCATTGTTTTAAATTTTAAGATAAAAAAATAAGCCTAATTAGGCCACTCAGTTATTTTTACGTCTAAAATGTCACATCCAGCAGTCTGCAAAAATGTAACAATATTGTTACTTTCAACAAAAGCGGCTGTAAAAAATAGGGAATTTAATTCAATTGTATATGAATACAATGTACGATTGTCCTCGCTTCCATAGAAAAAGCGAAATGTAGCTTTGATCATTTTGTTTAAGTTTAAAGATTATAGATAAACAAAGATTATATAATTAATTTGATATAACCTAATTTTTGACAAAAAAAAATCGGAGTGTAGAAACACCCCGAAAAATCTATGAAAATCCTTCTTAAACAAATTCAGCTCAAAAATAACTTTTTTTCGGCGTTTCGCCTATTAATTAATCCCTTTACTTTTACTCCATTATCAAAAACCCATCTATCAAACTGGTCCGCTACAATCTTTTTATCTGCACCGCTATTTAATAATCTAAGTAAGCTTGAAGCTTTAAAGGCCCCTAAACCCACATTATAACAAAAAGAAATAAGGGCATTTAATTCGTTGTTATTTAATGGCACCTTAACTAAATTTTTAATTTCGGCCGCGTCTTTACTTGTAGTAATTTCTAGCCATTTTTGGGCCTGATCTGCCGTAATAATATCGCCTTGCTGCACTTTTCTTTGTTTATCAAAGTCATAAGTTGATCCGTACCCAATTGTCCAAACACCGCCGCTATCCTGGTAAGCTTTAAGATATAACCCCCCTTCAGCTTTTTTTATAAATGATAAAGCTTTACTTAATCCTGATGCCTTAGTAATTGCAGTAATTCCCAAAATGCCTAGTATTATTAATAATATATTTTTATTTTGCTGCGTCATTTAATCGCTTTGTATGATCCTTTGCCGCCCATCCTAGCAATAATAAACCAATAGCCCTAATTAAGCCCTGTATTCCAGTACTTACGGGTATAACTTCAGAACTTGCAGCTAATACCCCCCCCAGTGTTGTTTTCCAGTTATTCATTTTTCTTTATTTAAGTAATCCAATTTAGTTTCAATTCTTGCAAGCTTGTCTATAATATCAATACGATCTGATTTTATCTCTTTCATATCGACCTCTATTTCTGATAATTTTTTTTTAGTAGTACCATAAAATGATCCTATAAAAATAATAGTTCCAACAAATGATCCTATATAAAATAAATTTTCCAAATTAATCTGCATATTAAATTAATGTAACGCCAATTTGTTGCGCTGTCCAATTGTAAATATATTCGTTACCGTCTGGGCTTGTGTTATACGCCTCATAATCAAAACCTTCTAAATTTAAATTACTAGTTTGTAATTGTTCATTTGTTTCAGTTAATAATTGATAATATATTGTAACGCTTAAACTAAAATTATCACTACCAACACAATTTAATAATGTTGCAGTTCCTAAATTTAGCGGAAAAATTACGGGTTGTATTTGTTTCATAATTATTTATTTTCTAGTATTTCAATTCTTTCAATTAAGCTTTCTATAATTTTTTGTTGCTCTTGTATAGCTTTTATATATATACCGTGAAATTGGTTATAATCAATTCCTTTTAATTCAGTTAATGGCGTTTTAAAAACCGCTTCTGGTATTATTTGCTCTACCTCTTGAGCAATTGCGCCAATTTGTAAACCTTTGCCGTAATTTTTATAACTTTCTATAAATTCAAATTGTACGGCGTTTAATAGCATTATGGTATCTAAACCATATTTTAAAGGCTCAATATTTTCTTTTACTGATATATCAGAAACGGGCGCCGATAAATTACCGCTTGCATCTGCTAAAACGGCTCTTGATCCTGTACCAGCTAGATTATTAATTGTAAATAATCCTGTTGCATCATCAACAATAACTAAATTAACAGTATTAGCATTATTATTTAAAGCTATATTTGTTGCACCGCAAATAATTCTAGCTTGTGCAGTAGAAAATTTTAATTGTCCCCCTATTGTTGTATCACCAGTAACTTTTGCACTTCCCGTTACTTGTAATTTATTTACTGTATCGTCAACCGTAGAATTAATTAAAAGATTTCTTAAACTAGACAATGTCATAGCTATTGCATTATTATTTGCAAAAGTCATTGTAGTTGTATTTCCTGTTATATAAGTAACCGCAGTATTTCCAAAAAACAATGCAGCCCCACTTAATAAAGTAACATCCCCGCCGGAAGCTATTGTAAGTTTATTTGCAGAATTTGTTGCAAAATTTAAAGTATTTGCAGCACTTAAGTACATTCCATTTGTTGGAACTGTTGCGCTATTTGGAATAAAAGAATTTGCAGTTAAACTACCCGTTAAAGTTCCACCAGTTAAAGGTAAATAAGCCGATAAATCAGAAGTTAAAGCAATAGTACCCGTTGCGTCTGGTAGTGTGTAAGTTCTATCAACTGTCAAAGATGATGGTTGAATAGTTCCATTTGCATTATTTCTTAAACTTAATACACCATATCCAGTACCTGTTAAATTTCTACTTAATGAAGCTAATAAGCTATATCCAGTAGGTTGAATTAAAAAGTCATCTGCTTGTACACTACTTATAAATACTGTTGAATTACTTGCACTATCTATTGAAATTGCATTTGTAAACGTACCAACATTAAAAACGTTAAAAGTATTTGTTGAACTATTACCAATACGCCACTTTGCTGCACCTGTATTTGAAAAAGAAATTAATGCTTGATTTCCAGCCGTATTATTTACCCCAATTAATGGATTTGTACCAGTTCCGTGAACGTCTAAATTATTTGAAGGCGTATTAGTATTTATCCCTAATCTATTATTTGTATCATTAAAAAATAAATTAGTATTGTCTTGTGTAATTAATCCAGCGGCACCAACAAAAGGAATTGATCCTTGTGTTAAACTTGTAATTGTTGCGCTATTTGTACTTACTCCGCCCGCCGTTACTGATATACCTACATTTGAAGTA